GAAAAACATTCTGAACACCATAGCGATAAGCACATGGAGTTTATGAAAAGGCGAATGAGAGCAGGAGATACTTTTACACAAGCCCATAAAAAGGCACAGGCAAAGGTAGGTAGATAATGTCTAAACGTAAATCAGTTAGTTTATCAATAGGTAGAGGAGAAAAATCCAAGAAAGGAGGACTGACTGCAAAAGGTAGGGCTAAATATAATCGTGCCACTGGTAGTAATTTACAAGCACCTGTTACTGAAAAGAATCCAACAGGAAAAAGAGCAGCAAGAAGAAAGAGTTTTTGTGCTCGCATGAAAGGTATGCCAGGTCCATTAAAAGATAAAAAAGGTCGTCCTACTAGAAAGGCGTTAGCATTAAAAAGATGGAGGTGTTAAATGACTTATTCAATTCCTGGAGACATTAGAACAAAAATTGTTACCTCTACTTCTTATGGTGGTATAGATAGTCCTTTTACAAAAACTAGAGCAATTCTAGATATGATGAAGGGTTGGGAGGTAATGAAAGCTGTTACTGAAGGTACTGAATATTTAAGAGAGAATAGTGAAGCATTTTTACCATTAGAGCCAAGAGAAGATTACTCAGCATACATGGCTAGAGTAAATCGTGCTGTATTTTCTCCCTTCACCCAAAGACTAATAAGAGCAGCTACAGGTTTAGTTCTTAGAAAACCTATCGCGTTAACTGGAGACCCTTATTGGACAGATATGTTTAAGATGGATGTTGATGGTTGTAAGTCAGATTTGGATGAATACGCACGAAGGTTGTTGATGTGTTCATTAACTTATGGTCAAAGTCATATTCTTGTAGATTATCCTGCTCCATCAGGTGCATTAAGTCTTGCAGAAGAAAGAGAACAGAATCGCAGACCTTATTGGATTGAAGTTGATCCTAATAATTTATTTGGCTATAGATTAGATAGAGAATCTAATTATGGAAACTTAGTACAGGTAAGGATTGGAGAAAAGGCAGTATTACCTGATGGTGATTTCGGAGAAAAAGTATTTGAACAGGTAAGAGTTATAGAACCTGGTCGTTATCGTGTATTTCGTAAAGAGGATCAGATTGATGCAATGTATGATGTTGATGATAATTCTTATGCTGGAGAGTTTGATGTAGGAACTACAGGCGAAGACTATAAATTAGTTGAATCTGGTAACTTTTCTCTTGGAGAAATACCTTTAGTTACTATTTATTCTGGTAAAACCGATAATCTGGTTAGCAAACCACCTTTATTAGATATTGCATATTTAAATCTTGCACATTTTCAAAGACAAGCAGATTTAATTCATAGCTTACACGTTGCATCTCAACCAATGCTTGTAATGGAGGGATATGATGACCAGACTAAAGACCTTGCTATATCTGTAAATTATGCGATGGCAACTCAACCAGGAAATAAAGTTTACTATGTTGAGCCAGCTAGTAGTGCATTTGAAGCTCAATCTGCCGAAATAAAAGAATTACAAATGCAAATGGCAACTCTTGGTATTAGTACACTTAGCCAACAAAAATTTGTAGCTGAGTCTGCTGACGCTCGAAGATTAGATAGAGTTGATACAAATTCTATGCTTGCTATGGTTTCTATGGAATTAGAACAAAAGCTACAAAAAGCATTTAATTTATCTGCTGAATATGTAGGAATTGAACCACCAGAAGTAAAAATTAGTAGAGACTTTGATATTGAAAGATTAATTGGACAAGATATTACAGCTTTAACATCATTGTTCGATCAACAAGTCATTGATAGAGAAGAATTTAGAGATATTTTGGTACAAGGAGAAGTATTACCTTCAGCAAATGAGGTCAGATCCGAATAATTTGTTACAATGATAAACAAGTACATACATTTTTATGGCTAAATCCCTAGATAAAGTTTTGCAACCTGACGGAACTTATAAATGGGAACTTGTAGAACCTACCGCATCTGAAAAAATGGGTAATGGTCCTGAAGCTCCTGTTGTCTGTCCTGCTCCAGAACCCAAAGCAACAAAGAAAAAGTCTACTAAAAAGAAAACTACTAGCCCATTATCTGATTAATTCATGGCAATCGAAGAAAAAGTAATTCAGCCTGAGTCTGTGACCAACGCTGAACAGCCTGTGGCTGAAACTAATTCTCAACCACAAGCACCAAATCTTGATTCTGTAAAAGCAGAATATGAAAATCAATTATCTGCTTTACGAAAACAAGTAGCAGATGAACAAGAAAAATTTAAAGGTATCAAAACCAAACTTGATGATGTTTACAAGCAAAAAGATCAGCAACGTAAGCAGGAATTAGAAGATCAAGGCCAATGGAAGACTCTTTGGGAGGAAGCTAATAAAACAGCTCAAGAAAAAGAACAACAGATAATGACTTTATCTCAACAATTAGAAGATTTAAAAACCTCTAATGAGGTAGCTTCCACTAAAACAACAGCACTCGCAGCTATTAGTAATCTTGGTGCGATTAATGCAGAGCAGACTCTAGCATTGTTACAAGGAAAGTTACAAAAGAACGCTAACGGAGAAGTCGTTGTTCTCAATGGTGGAGTAGAGCAAAATCTAAATACCTATCTCACGAGTCTCAAAAACCCTGGCAGTGGTTGGGAGCATCATTTTAAACCTAGTTCTGCTGCTGGAATGGGAGCAAAACCAAGTCCAATCGCTAATCCAGGTGGAGGTCAAGTAAACCCTTGGAAAACGGGCAATATAACTCAACAAATGCTATTATCAGAACAAGATCCACAGCTTGCAGCAGTGCTCAAGCAAGAGGCTCAAACTAAATAGTTAGTTTCCGTGAAATTAACCCCCTTATCTGTGATTAGGGTATCGCAAAACTTATTAAGGTAAATCTGAATGGCTGCT